CAAGACACATTCCTTTCGAAGGCAATGTCGACATATAAAGATGCCGTAAAACAGTTGACTAAATTCCTCAAGAAAGAATTTAAAGCTAAGCCCAAAGACGTTAAGATCAAACTTGCACCTTAATGTTATCTTTCAAAACATATCTTAGCGAAGGCATTAGACCAAAGTCGATATCGTTCTTTGATATTGATGAAACGGTCTTTAACACTTTTGCTAAAATAATTGTAAGAGATAAGAACACGGGCAAGGAAATCACTCAACTCACGAATCAAGAATTTAACTCTTATAAACTTAAAGATAACGAAGAGTTCGACTTTCAACAATTCGGAGATGCTAAGATTTTTAAAGATACATCAAAAGTGATTGATTCAGTGATGAAGAGAATCAAAGAAGTATTCTCTGATAAAAGTACTATGATTGTGTTTTTAACAGCAAGAGCAGACTTTGATTCGAATGCTTTATTTAAAGATACATTCCGTGAATATGGATTGAAAGTAAATGATACACGAATTCGTTTTGAATTGACCGGTAATTTAAAGAGAGGTACGATTCCACAGAAGAAGAAATATGTGATGAAAAAGTTCCTTGATAAATTCAAACCACAAGAGGTTGCTATTTATGATGATCACATGGATAATGTGAAGATTGTTGATGATATTAAGAATGATTATATCGATATTAATTTTTATAAATACTTAATTAAGAACAATAAAATCATAAAGAAGTAATGTTATCTTTCAAAACATATCTATCAGAAGCCGCAGGTAAAAATACTCATATGACTCACATCGAGGATAGAGTAATCTATGGTGGTGTCAAAGGTGCCCGAGAGGCTATCTTTGCTTTAAGAGCAATGAGAGATATGCTTGCAGGTAATAGTAATGAGAATTATGATGTCACGGTAAAATGGGATGGAGCACCTGCTGTCTTTGCTGGTATCGATCCAACAGACGGTCAGTTCTTTGTTGCCAAGAAAGGTATCTTCAATAAAGATCCAAAGGTCTACAAATCAGAAGCCGATGTTCGTGCTGATACATCTGGTGATCTCGCAGAGAAATTAGTAGTTGCCTTTAATGAATTGAAGAAACTCAATATTAAAGGAGTTATTCAAGGGGACATCATGTTCACAAAGGGAGATGTCTCAAAAGAAAAAATCGATGGAGAGGCTTATTATACATTCCAGCCCAATACAATTGTTTATTCAGTCCCAGTTAATTCTGATCTAGGAAAAACAATCGCAAAAGCTAAAATTGGTGTAGTATTTCATACAACATACGAAGGTTCTTCGTTTGAAAACATGAAAGCCAAATTCAGTGTTGACATGAATTCTCTTAAAAAGACCCCATCTGTTTGGTTTCAATCGGCGGAATATAGAGATATTACAGGTAAAGCTAAGTTATCAAAGGCCGATACTAAAGAAGTTTCAGATTCTCTTTCAAGAGCCGGAAAGATCTTTCAAAAGATCGCGGGTTCAACACTCCGTCAGATCGAAAACAATCCTGCCCTTGCTCAACAACTCGAAACATTTAATAATACATTAGTGAGAAAAGGAGAAAGAATCGGTAATCCATCAACTCACGTTAATAATCTTATTACATGGTTTAAAAATAAGTTTGAAAAGGAAAGAGAAAAGAGAAAATCCCCAAGGGGTAAAGAAGGTGTCGATAAGAAAGAACAAGAATTGATGAAATTCTTCTCTCCGTCTAATAAGAAAAACCTTGAACTGATATTTGAACTTCAGAACGCACTTGTAGATGCAAAACTGCTTATTATAAATAAACTAGATAGTGTGAAACAAATGAAAACATTTGTACGCACTAAAAATGGATTCAAGGTTACTGGCTCTGAAGGATTTGTCGCTATCGATAAGACAAGTGACGGCGCTGTTAAGTTAGTCGATAGACTTGAATTTTCTATGAACAATTTCAGTAAGGACGTAATTAAAGGATGGGAACGATAATGATTAAAGGATTTAAACAATTTAACGAAGAGAAGTCAAAGAGTGTAGTCTTTACCTTTGGTAGATTCAACCCTCCAACGACGGGACATGAGAAGCTTTTGATTAAGGTTGCTTCTCTTGCTATCGGCAATGATTATAAGATTTTCGCTTCTCAGTCTTCTGATCCTAAGAAGAATCCTCTCGGTTATAAAGAGAAGGTGATGCTAATGCGCAAAATCTTTCCTAAACATGGTAGAAACATTGTTTATGATAAGAAGATCAAGAATGCAATCGATGCTTTGGTATATCTCTATAATGCAGGATACACAAAAGCAACAATGGTTGTTGGAGCAGATAGAATTTCGGATTTCAAATCTCTCTTGAATAAGTATAATGGCGTCAAGGCGCGCCATGGTTTCTACGAATTTCCAGATGGAATCTCTATTGTCTCTGCGGGCGAAAGAGACCCAGATGCTGATGATGTTTCTGGTATGTCTGCTTCTAAAATGAGAGCAGCGGCAACCGAAGGTGATTTCCAATCCTTCGCAACAGGTCTTCCAAGAGCATTTGGAGATAAACTAGCGGTCTTCAATCTTCTTCGAAAGAGAATGGGCTTGAAGGAAATGACTAATTTCCGTAAACACATCGAACTCAAGACGACAACTATTCGCGAGAGATATATCGCCGAAGAAGTATTTCTTGTGGGAGATAGATTTCTTAATTTGAATGGAGAGATTCATACTGTAACTGAAAGATGCACAAACTACATTGTCGGTTCGGATGAAAAGAAATATTTCCTTAATAAGATTGTTGAAGTAAAGCAAGATAAAGATATTAAAAACCGTAAGGGTTCTCAACCCGCTAAGTATTTTGCAAAGGATGCTGAAGGGGATGAGATGTCTAAATCAACTAAGCAAAAGAGAGCAGCACACTTTAAGAAAGGTGCAGAGAAAGATGATGATGATCCTTCTGCTTATAAGCCAGCACCAGGTGATGCCTCTGCTAAGACAAAACCTTCCAAACATACTAAGAAGTTTAAAGATATGTTTGGGGAATCTGTTGAAGAAGGTGTTGATGATCCTGCAATCTTCAAGGCAATCTTTCTTGCAGGTGGACCTGGTTCGGGTAAATCATTTACGGTTGGGAAGACTGGATTAACCGCCCTTGGATTTAAGATCGTTAATTCAGATCCAGCATTTGAAAAGGCTATTGAAAAAGCCGGGGGTGTAATGGAGCCAGAGTTTATCTTCTCTCCAAAGGGCCAAGAGATTAGAACTAAGGCTAAGACATTGACCGCTAAGCAAAGAGATTTATATATCCAAGGTCGACTCGGATTAGTCATTGATGGAACTGGTAAAGACTTCGGAAAGATCAAGAGTCAGGCAGAGAAATTAAAGGCAATCGGTTATGATGTCGCTATGATTCTTGTCAATACAGACCTTGAAACTGCGGTCGCACGAGATGCAAAGAGAGATCGTACCATTGGACCAAAGGCGGTTAAGAAGATGTGGGATGAGGTTCAAAAGAACATTGGTAAATTCCAAGCATTCTTTAAACAGAACTTCATCATCGTTGATAATTCCGAAGGTTCCAACTGGCAAAAAGCTACCACTTCTGCATATAAGCAAATGACTAAATTCGCTAATGCTCAACCTAAAAATAAAATCGCAAGAGACTGGATCAAGAAGCAGCTTGGTGAAAGTTCTACAGATAATGTTCAAATGTTGAAATTGATGAGAAAGGCAATGAGTCATATGCCAGGTTCTCCTAATCAAAAGAAGATTATTCAACAACTAAATGATCTTCGTAAGAAGAACAAACTCGATCCAATTCCTTTGAAAGAAGATGCTGACGTTTCATTGAAAAAGAAAGCAGAAAAGACTGGAATTCCTTTTAGTATCTTAAAAAAAGTTTATAATCGTGGAGTAGCCGCTTGGAGAACTGGTCATAGACCAGGTACAACACCAGAGCAATGGGGACATGCACGAGTAAATTCATTTGCTACTAAAGGTAAAGGCACTTGGGGTGGAGCAGATAAAGATTTAGCAGCGAAGGTAAAATAATGCTAAATTTTAAACAATATATTGCTGAAGCTGGAGACTTTAAACCACACTGGATGTATGATCCAGAAACAGGTGAAAAAGAATGGGCAAAGAAACCAGAAGACCACGAGAGAATGGCAGATAAAGGCTGGGTTCACGAACCACCATTGAAAGAAGGTGAAGGCAAAAGTGAAACATGGGAAAAAGGATTTGAAAGAAGAGTTGTTAAAACCACAAAACCCGAACACCTAGAAAAAGGATTTAAATGGAGGATTAAAGGTAAAGATAGAGACGAGATTTCAATTAAGTTATATAAAGAGAAACCAGACTTTGCAGAATTTAAAAAACAAATGAAAAGAGTCGCAGGACACGAATTTGGTGGATAATGATAACAAAAAAACAGTTAGATACCATTGAAAGGTTTGCGGATAAGCTATGGTCTAAAGTTGGTCTAGATATTGAATTCACTCGTCACTTTCTAGATAGATTAAATGATGCTCGTAATAAGAAAAACATCACCCAGGCCGAATTAACAAGACTCTTCAAGCAATCATTTAAGAAATATGGAAATAAGATTTCAAATCTTGGCGCTGATGCTCAAGCAGTCATTAAAGATATGCAGACAGATATCAATATGCCATTTGTTCTTCAGGTCGATAAGAGTGGAGAATTAGACTTGGTTGCTAAGACAATAATGAGAAAAAAGGATTTTAAAACAACTAATCAAAAATTTACTGTAGAAAGTGGTGCTGGCGAGGAAGGTACAGATGCGCTTTCTTATAAATATAAAAAAGACACTCCAGGCCAATCAATTAATGGGAAAAATATGAAAAGAGAAAAATTTGTACCAAGTAATATCACAGAAGAAGAATTAGAAGCTTTTATGGCAGCTGTTGTTGAGGCTGGTAAAAAAGGCGAAACTGAATTTAAATTTGGAAATAAGGTTTATGAGGTTACATTAGACCCAGTAAATCCTAAAGCTGTTAAAAAGAAATTTGTGAATCGTAAAGATAAAGACATCGACAATGACGGAGATGTAGATGATTCAGATGAATATCTTCATAAAAAGCGTAAAGCAATCTCAAAAGCGGTTAAGAATGAATCTGAAGAGCTCGATGATATTATTGCAGCCCTTGTCGAAGCATCCTCAACAGACTATTCTAAACTTTCGGATGATGATCTTCTAGACCTACTTGGTATCTTTAAGAATGTTGGTAGATCCGCTGCAAAACCTGTTCTCAAGGCACTTCAGATGGAGTTGAAAAAGAGAAATCTTAAAGAAGATTTAGATGCTCGCACAAAGGAATTCAAGGAGAAGTTAAAGAAACTTGAATATGCTAAGGGTAAAAAAGAAGAGGAAGAGGAAATTGAAGAAGCAAAGAAAGTAATTGCTCAAGTCGAATTGTGGAACGGCAAAAAGATGAAAAAGTCTTTTAAAAACCAATCAGCCGCAGAAAAGTTTATAAAGAAAATGCAAGATCAGGAAGATGTACGCGGATATAATATGTATGCAGAAGGTCTTGAAGAAGCAAACAGCAGACTTGTAGCTCACACTCCAGCTGCAGCCCAGAGACTCATTAAGAAACTCAAGAATAAGTTCAGTGGATATAAGTGGGATGATATGGTAAAGGGTAATGAAATCGTTTATCCAAATGCATCACATATTAAGAGATTTATTAAGAAGCAACCAGAAGTTGCCGATATGAAAGAAGAAGTTTCTCTTGAAGAAGCAAAGCGTATGAAGTATGATAAAGTTATCAAAAAACTTAGAGATGGCGAATGGGATACTTCAATGGATGTTAAGAAAAGAATGCACCTAACCTATACTGATAATAACACAGGAAAG